GGGCCTCTTTTTCTCCGTTGGTCTTCTCCGCTTTCCTTCGCTTCCGGGTGGGTTTGTCCCGGCACCCCTCCGCATATCCAGCGATATAAAGGAGGGCTTCTTTGGGTAGTCCGGTCAACTTCTCGGCCACAGTCTGGGCGTCTGACACTCTATCAAGGTTTATGCTCATTGGTTCACCTCCTACACTTAGTTTTCTAGCTCGGTTATAAAATAACATAACTTAGCTAGAATGTCAAGTCATTTTTATAACTCAGTTAAATTTTTTCTTGACTTCTTTTTATCTTTGTGATTTAATATGTATCAGACAGGAGGTGTAAAAAGTGGAGACCATCAATGATCGAATTGCGTGGTGTGTAAAGGACAGCAAACTCACAAAAACTGCATTTTCTGAAAAACTAAATGTTTCTCAAGCATTTATTTCTCAGTTGTGTTCTGGCGCAAAAATGCCCAGCGACCGCACTATTGCCGATATTTGCCGTGAGTTTAATATTTCCGAACTATGGCTGCGAACTGGAGAAGGTGAACCTCATATTCAGCGAGATGAGGATGAAGAGTTCCTTGAGGTTATGGAACAGATTCATATGTCAGACGATGAGCTCATCAAGCGGATCATCAAGGCATATTGGTTTATGGAGGATGAAGAAAAAGCCGCCATCAGAAAACTGATAGACGGCTTTACAAAAAAATAAGGCCCCGGTTTCCCGGAGCCTTTTAATCACTTCTTATATATCTTTTCAAGGATGAGGGCCCGTGTAAGCAGGGATTTTAAATAATTTTCATCTTTGTTTCTATCTAGGACAAGTTCTATTTCTTTTTTGAGTATATCTACATTCTCGTTCTTTTGTTCCATGAAGTGCCCTCCCGTCATCTTTTTTGCATGGCTCAATTATAGAACTTGTGTTCTAGTTTTGCAATACATATTTTACCTAAATTTTAGTGCAGATTTTTTCCATTAGTGCCTTCCAGAAAGTCCAAAAAATTGGACATTTTGTATGTTAGGAGAGAGAAAAATGAAAATCAAGCTAGTTTGTATTGTGTCTGTGCTTGCTCTTCTCACTTCCTGCGCACCAAGGGGCGGGACATCCTCCGTTTCTTCGCCTGACGTTTCTCAAGAGCCCACTCCCGCATCAGCATCTTCTAGCAGTACAAGCGCTCCATCCGAAGAAGATTTGGCAGAACAGTCTGCCATTGACTGCCTTTCTGCTTATTACTCCGGGGAAGATATCTATTCTACATCCATCAACGGAACGAAAATAGAGGTTGAGATAATGTCTCCCTATTCGGCGTCTGACAGTGCGCCGGAGGATTGGGCTACTATACAATCAACTTTGCAGCAGGCTTGCTCTGATCTTCAGTCCAGTATGGCAGAGTTTGACATCCAGACGGCGATCCTATATTTCATTGATTCCGAGGAAAACAACCTCCTAACTGTCATGAATGGGAAAATCGGATATGACGCTTTTGGAGGCGAGTATGCCAGTGCTACAGACAATCCCCCCACAATCAGCCTTGAGGAGTTTGAGGCGATTCAGACGGGAATGTCCTATCAAGAAGTTTTTGATATTGTAGGTTCCAGGGGGACCGTCCTATCTGAAGTTGATGTTGGTTTGGGGGATGAATACTACACTGCGGTCTACTACTGGGACGGTGAGGGTAGCTTGGGAGCTAACGCCAATATTACTTTCCAGGGCGGAAAGGTTTCGGCTAAAGCGCAGTTTGGGCTCGAGTGAAGATGTCTATGAACCATCTCAACCCCGAAAATATCACCTCATGGACGGTAGAGCGCATCAAGTCCCTTGACGATGACTCGTTCTGCGCTGAAGCTCGTGCGTTCCTTACCTACGCCCGATCCCACAAGGGGGAACTGTCAGAGGAGGAGCTGCGGCATATCATCCAGCAGACTGAGCAGATCAACGCCGAGCTGGGCCGGAGAGAGAAGAGGAGGAAGGGGCTGTTTGGGTTTTTGGGGAAATAAAAGCCCCGCCCGAGGTGGCGAGGATGAGAAACTAGAAAGGATAATTGTATGGGAGATAAAAAGACAGCAATCAAGTTGTTTGAAAGTAAGGAAATCAGAACAGCTTGGGATTCTGAAAAAGAGGAATGGTATTTTTCAATCCAAGATGTTGTAGAGGCGTTAACTGATAGTGCAGATGTAAAACAGTATATTAAAAAGATGAAATCCAGAGACCCAGAATTAAATTTGAACTGGGGTACAATTTGTACCCTGGTTACAATGACGGCTGCTGATGGAAAATCTAGACGTGTACAAGCAACCGACACCAAAGGAATGTTGAGAATTATCCAGTCTATATCATCTCCTAAAGCAGAGCCTTTCAAACAATGGCTTGCCATGGTAGGTAGCCAGCGTTTAGACGAAACAGCTGATCCTGAATTGGCAATTCAAAGGGCCCTTTATAATTACAAGAAAAAGGGGTATTCCGACAAATGGATCACACAACGGCTTAAATCTATTGAATTTCGCAAAGAGCTTACCGATGAGTGGGACCGGGCCGGGATTAAAGACTTAGAGTATGCAATTCTCACCAACGAATTAACAAAAGCATGGGCTGGAATGACTACAGGGGAATATAAAGCATACAAGGGACTGAAAAAGGAAAGCCTCCGGGACAATATGACAAATACTGAATTAGTCCTTAATATGCTTGCGGAAGTATCCACAACCGAAATTTCAAGAGCTACCAACCCACAAGGACTCGAGCCAAGCAAAAAGGTTGCACAACAAGGTGGTGCCATCGCCAAAAACGCCCGGCAAGAACTAGAGGAGAAAACAGGGAAATCTGCAATTTCCAAGCATACAGCAAAAGACATAAAGGAACTTGATAAATAAAAATCCCCACCCGGCGCTACCAACACCGGGCAGGGAAGGGGGGCAGAAGCTATGATTGGCAATCTGCCCTTCTATTTTATCAGAATGGGAGGCGTTGTCAATGGGCGAATATATCAGAAAGACCGCCCGGTACAATGGAAAGAAGTACGAGGCAACAGGGAAAACAGAGCTTGAGGCCATGACCAAGCTGGCGGAAAAGCTGGCAGCAGCCAAACGTGGGGAAGAAGCCATTGGCGGGTCGATGACTGTGACTGCATGGTATAAGCAGTGGAAAGCGACCTATAAGGACCCAAAAGGGCTGACCAAGAAATCCCTTGGTATGTACGATGAAAAATTCAATGGCTATATCAAGCCTGCCATCGGCTCCATGAAGCTCAAGGATGTGAAGGACGTACACCTTCAGCGGATTTTAAATGGGCAGGCGGGGAGATCCGCATCCCATGTAAAGAAGCTGCGAATGGTCATGCAGGAAATGTTTAAGAGGGCCAGACAGTCACGCCTTATTCCATATGATCCAGCTGAGCTCCTAGAGTTGCCCCATGTTCAGACGCACCAGCGGCGCTCTATAACGGAGGAAGAGAGAGCGGCTATTCTCGCTGTAGCTGAGCATCACCGGGCTGGACTGTGGGTTCTTACCCTACTCTATACCGGCATGCGTCCTGGGGAGACGGCAGCACTTACTTGGGCTGATGTAGATTTTGTAAATAATGAGATCCATGTCCACGCGGCAAAAGAAAGCGGCTCTCAGGCTATCAAAGGTCCAAAGACGGATTCCGGCGTCCGGGACATACCGATCCATTCAGACCTTCTTTGGAGGCTTCAGAACGCCAAGAAAAATTCCTTCGCTCCTGTATTCCCAACCGGGGCCGGGAACTTTCAGAATGAGAACAGCCTGCGCCGTCTTTGGACTGGCTTCAAAAGAGAATTGGACTTATACTTAGGCGCAAAGACCGAGCGGAATCGAATTGTAGAATCTGTGGTAGCTCCAGATCTCACCCCATATTGTCTGCGTCACACTTTTTGCACCGATTTGCAAAAAGCTGGTGTCCCGCTCAATGTGGCAAAAGAGCTCATGGGACACTCTGACATTCAGATGACCGCCAATATTTACACCCACAGAGACAGTTCAACACTCCATAATGGTATCGCCTTATTGGATGGGACCAAATCAACAAGTGGTGGAAATGGTGGTGGAAATCGAGAGAATGCATAAAGAAATCTCTTAGAGCCACAAGGGTTATATGGTTTTATGATATACTGCTTCCGGTTCTGAATGTTGGGGGTTCGAGTCCCTTCGGCCGTACCAAAGAAAAAAGCTCCGAAAGCCTTGATTTTAAAGGGTTTTCGGAGTTTTTTATGTTTCTGAAAAGAAAGTTACAAGTGCATAAAACAGCATATTTTTAGCTATTAGGTGGTGGAAAAGGTGGTGGAAAAATCCGCCCCCATTTCTGAGGGCGGA